TTACCATACAGGTCATACATGAGCCAAGAAAAATCTTCATCTGCCGTGCTTTCCTCATTTTTGAACTTGGAGTAAATTGATTTCTTGTGCAAGTCAATAAGCAAACGATATGCTTCTGCCAAATCCTTGTCTCCAAGTTTTCTTGCCTTGAATTCGAGACTTGTTAGTTCAGAAAATGGTCTTGCGTCCTCTATAAAGTTACAAACAGACAAAAGAACATCGGGACGATAACTCTCTCCAAATTTCTTAGCATAAGCAGATGAGTATTTTGACTTCTTTGCTGTTTTCTTTGGGTCGCCTGGCAATGGTTCCCATGCTTTCGGATCGCTATCTGATCTTTCTTTTCGTTTGGCAAACTGCGTATCCCTACGCTTCTTTTGCGTGGCAGACAAACCTGAGACATATTTCTTTGGCAATCCGGTCTTAGTATCTTTTGGACTTGCTCTGGTCTTACCTGTCTTAGTCTTGAACTTGGCTTCCTCTACAGATTCTTCTACCTTCTTTGGAGCAGGTAATGGTTTATCTGCGGACATCTCTTTAGGATTTACCTGAACGCCTGATTGAACAAGGAAACGAACTCCGACAAGAACACTAAATGTCATGTGACTTCTGTCGGCAAGAGAGAACTTGACATTATCAAATTCTCTGTCTTGGAATTTTACAGGGAAGAAAACAACAGGTCTTACTGTTCTCTTTTCGCTACTGCCGTGTTTGATGCTAACCCTAGACTCAATTTTCTTAGTCATAGGATATTTACCAAGCATCTTGAATGAAACTGTGTGATCTTTTTCATTGATCTTGATATCAGTAGCATGAATGCAGTTATATCCGCTGTTACCTGTATCAATCTTTGCAACAAGATGATGTCCATCGACAAGAATTTCTTCAGAAACAGCGACGCTTGAGAACAGTTTCCAGTTTGTCTTGTGAGAAAGATGCTCAACCAATTTACCAATCAGTTCGTCACCTTCAACCTCTTCTGTTGGATTCCCTTCATCATCATACAGTTGATAGACATTTCCGCTACCTGGACTTGCGTTCATTTCTATGATGTAAGGTTTGCCGTCAACAACCACATGGTCAACTCCCACATAGTAACACTTACTCACACGCGCAGTGCGCTCGACAAGTTCTACCTCTTCGGGTGAGAGTTTTATAGAACCACCCTTTGAACCTCTAGCAATATTAGTGCGGAAGTCGCCCTTCGCTTTGTCTCTCTTAGCAGAAGCAAATAGTTTTCCGTTGAGAACAAGAGAACGAACATCGTTCTTGAAGCCAGGAATAAATTCCTGAATGATGATTTCTGCACCAAACTTCCAAAGGCTCTGTAAAACCGAAGTGAGAGATTTCTCGCTTTCGATGATTGAAACTCCGATACCTTCTGCTCCCGTTAGAGTCTTGACTACCACAGGATACTTACCACCAATAGCCTTCATAGCATCGGGTATAGATTTTTCATCCGCAACGAACGCAGTGCGCGGGTGAGGCAACTTATGCTTCTGCAAAGCGAGTGCTGTTTGTAGTTTGTTTGCACATAACTCCATTGCACCCTTTTCGTTTACCATGAATACGCCGCTGTTCTGCAAAACAGTCATAGTACCAACACCAATCTGACTATTCAGAACCCCTCCGCGAACAATAGCAACGGTATTTGTGGGTTTGATGGTGATGTCTTTGCCATCTCCGTCGATATTCTCAATGGTTACGGATGCACCATTTGCTTTCATTGAATTGATATGTGCAAACTTTACCTTGATTGCGTCAAACTTCATGCCGTACTTTTTACAAGCATTTCCGATCTTTTCTACGGTCGAACCATCTATGCTGCCCTCTGCGGATGTAAGACAAAGAACATGAATATCGCTATCGTTCTTTGCTTCCGTGATGTATTGTTCGCTGAGTCCTAGTCCCTTACGAATGTCAGAGTACATAATCTTTGCTTGTGACTTGAAATGGACAGGCAAGCAAGCGGAGAACACTTTGAACTTACCTTCAAATGCTGCTTCTCTCAAAAGACTTGATGAGATGACTTTTGGATCAATCTGTGTTTTTTCTTTCACCATGGCTTCGGCTTGTTCTAGAGTTATCTTCACTCTGTTTGTACCTGCTTGTACAACCTTGAATGTGTCGAAAGAATACTCCATATTGCCCTGTTTGTTTTTCTTACCTTTATATGATCCAATAGGTGTATAATTCTTCATCTGATCGCTTCCCGTAACCATGATGATGTTCTTATACCCCATTTCGCATAATTTCAGCGTGGCAGAGAAAGCGTTGACTATTGTTGTATCTGTAGAAAAGTTTACATTAGGGAACAGTTTCTTCAGATAAGAAATCTTTTTGGAAAAGGGTAAAGGATTGGTTTTTGAATCCTGTGACTGAGATGCAAATACGATGTGGTCTGCTCCATTAGCGGATGCCTCAGACAAAACCTTATCAAACAGGACACCGTGTCCCATCGTAGGAGGATTCATTCTGCCAAATGAAAAAACGACAGTCTTGCTTTTTGGAGCGGCTTCGCTCATTGCCTGAGAAAAGGTTTTCATTTCTTCCAGTCCTTGGCTAAGTTGAAGTTCATGCGTGAGAACTCTAGTCTATTTACAAGTTTTACAACACGGCATGTTGAACCACATACCGCAACAAATCCTTCAGGCGTTGTAGCCTTTAGACCTTTATCGGTAGGGACATATGTTCCAATACCCTTGGCATCAGCAGATAACCGATTTACGATGATGAGTTTTGCATCGGCAATCAATCCGTGAACTTTGAATAGAGTGTCTATCTGTGAGGCATACGCATCTATGAACTTTAGTGCTTCATCTAGTTCATTTTGCTTTTTGGTTTTTCCCGCCTCACTTTTCAGGGCTTCTTTGGCCTTGATATATCGTACCGTTAGATGACTTTTGAGCATACTTGAGTTGATGCTTGAGATTCCATTTCTAACTGCACCATTGATAGCGGTCTTGACATCTGCCCACCATGGTTGCTTTGCCATGAGTTTAGCCATCGTTGTGACTGTGGTCTTGGACTGAACTATCTGACTCAGAATGGTGTTTATCTGTGCTGCATCAGAGGACGAAACAAAACCACTACCTGAAGGTGGCTTGGGCAACTTTGCGTCAGTAAACCAAACCTTGGTAGATTTTTTGAAATTTGACAGGTTGTTTAGGGGAGATTCCTTCATGGAAGAGATGCTCGACCCTGTATACTGAGTATGGAAAACGATTCCTAGTTCCGCCGATCCAACTAGCACACCCAAGGGGGTATCTTGAGGTACTGCATATGTGATGGTGTTTGGACGGAAGACCCAATTAGGTTTACCGTCAATACTTTCTGATTTACGAATGTTCTTATCAAACAGAAGATCACCCTTATAGACTCCACCACTTGGTAGTACACTCTTTAGATACTTGAGACACAAGGATAACTTCTGTGCCAACTCTGGCTTGTCATATTGAGACCGAATATCTGATTCTGTAAAAGCCATCTTGGGGTTCTTGGAATCAAAAACTCCCTTTAGTGCAACGAAAAACTTACCTGTTTCGGGGTCTGTTCCTGCCACAACAGCGGGTGCGCCATCCCATTTGGTCGTGACTGACATTTTTGGTTGAGTTACAGGACCAGACAATTCTTTCACAATATCGCTAAGTAGATCGATTGATGTCTGAATTCCGTCTTCTGGCTCATTGAAAACTATGTCCTCAAGATGGGGTAGGTTGTATCCCTCTTTGAGATTTGAAGTTTTAGAATAAGCACAGAAATTTACAATCATGCTTTTTATTTAGGAAACAAACAAGACCCGCCTTACGACGGGTCTTGGAGAAAAGGGAGGAAAATTGTATCTGTCTATTCAGACAGGATGGTTGAGGACATCACTGGTCTTATTCAAGGGTGGCATTTCGCGATTGAAGAGATTGATTTCTTCTTGATCGTCACGAACGATACAAACAACACCCTCCTTGTAGACAAAAACAAGATGATGCCCATTATGCACAAGGCAGAAGACAGGAGAATGGTTGACAATAACCCGATCACCCTTCTTCAGTCCCATCGGATCGGGAACACGGGCAAAAATGAACTGATTATCGGGAGCAGCACCCACAGGATTTTGAGAAAAATCGGTGTCTCCTGACGCATATACGGTTCCTTCAAACCAAGACTTTGGTATTTCTTCGTGGGCGTATTCGCGTCGTTCTCCCAGAAGGAAGTTGTGTTGCTTTTGATATTCTTCTTGTGAAATTTCGACTGCGACATAATGTGAGTTTGGAATGATCATTATTTTCTCCTTTAAGGGGGGGTTAGTACGCCGTACAGGTGCTGCCCCTGTGATTAATCGGTTATAAATCGATCTGAGATGCTGACCTCCCACGGCGCGTGTGGTTTATCGATTATCGTACTTTGCGTAACAGTTTTCTAACAGACTTTTGCATACCTTATCAATCACTTCTTGTCCTTCGTTGCCGATCAAAGCGCATCCACATTGCGGAATAACACACTTGTATACAGGTATCTCTACCTTTACAATTGCTTCTACCAATGGTGTGCTTGGATCATCTTCAGGACCACCAATCCTCACTGTATGAATCATAGTCGAAGGTATCGTTGCTGCACCGCAATCAGCACAACTAGGTGCGCGTCGTTCAGTCATTGGTTTCTCTTTGGATCTTGATCTTCCGATTAGAGCAATGGCCTTTTGCATCCATGTCAAGGTAGTTGGATTTTTGTCTGTCATCATCATGACCAAGGCGATAGTTCAACTCACTAATTCCTGATGGGAACGAATGTATATTGATCGCGGAGACAACCTCTCTTGCAACTGATTGGGCAAATTCCAAAGATTCAGCAGAGATCGGAATGTCGATGTGAAGTCTGAACATTGTGTAGATTATAGTTAGTCGTGGTTCTGTTGTCAAGTCCAGTTGTCAAACTTTTTCTTGGAAAACTTGCTTTTCATTCGTGTGCGGAAAGTGCTTCCTTCGTCTTCATCCTCATCGTCCTCTTGTTGTCCTGTGTTTAGCATATCAGTCTGTGCAGAGGCATCTAGATCGAACAATTTCATCTTAGATCGATCAATACCGATAACAAATCGACGGTTACTAGCAGGATCAGCGTACCTATTCTTCAATTGCTTGACCTGTATCTGTGCTAACTCCTCCAACTGTTCGCTTGTAATCAGAGCGAACATGAAGTCCGCAGTTTGAGGAAGACCGAATGACTCAGATGTGTCGGTCAGTTCGACATCGGTGTTACCATATCCTCCACGGTTGGTTTGCGTAGCCGTGAAGATTGGTACTTTACATTCTACCGCCAAACCACGAAGTTCCTCTGCGATTGCCTTGACATAGGTGTAGGAGTTGATGCTTCCTGACATCTTGAAGCGAGACGAAGCACAGATGTTTAGGTAGTCAATAAAGACAATCTCAGGAGAGAAGTTGCGCTTGAGTCGAAGTTCATCAAGGAGATGCTTGAAGTGCATGCTGTTCGCTGTGGCAGTAGGATATTCCTTGATGACAAGTTTACCCTTCGTACCTTGCATGATACGGGCAACCTTACGATCATAGATGTCCTTCGGTAGACGCTTTAGGTCATCCATAGTGATATCCATGAGGTTGGCATCGATACGCTCTGCGATACGCTCTTCTGCCATTTCGCAGGTTATGTACAACACATTTCGCCCTTGCATCAGACAGTTAGCAGCATGGTGGCAGAGAAACAAAGACTTGCCCACGCCCGTACCCGCGAGGCACACATTCAGAGTCTTGGAAGGGATACCGCCATTAGTGATTTTGTTGAAAAACTCAAGATCAAACGGGATGCGATCCTCTACCTTGTGATAGAACTCATAACGCTTATCGGAGTCCTCAAGGAAGTCGTGACCGATTGAAGTATCAAATGACACGCCTAGAGCATCCTTGAGGATCTCAGGAATAGCATTGGGTGTCTTACCTTTCTCCTTACCATCGATGATGTGGATCGACTCCATGATGGCATTATAGAGAGCCTTGTCTTTACAGAAAGTTTCTGTGGTGTCAAGAAGCCATTGTAGATCATTGTCTTCAGATGTACAGATGTCTGCTGCTACAGACCTAACATCTTTCATATCCTGTTCGCTGAGATTAGTCAATGAACCGATGTCTACAAGTAGTGACTCTTTAGTTGGTCTAGTATTGTACTTGGAGTAGAAAGCAGAGACTGTATCGTAGACTGTTCTATCGGAACGATCTGCGAAGTACTCAGGTTTCAGGAAGGGAAGGACGCGACGAGCGTACCCCTCATCGTGCATCAACGCACGAAGAATAACGGTTTCTGTTCGTTCCATTTGGTGAAGTATACCAT